AGGTAAACATCCATTGCGGTATAGAACGCTGCCAACTCAGCCTGAGAGTAGCCATAACGATAAGCAACCTGATCGCAGAAAATGACCTGATCCTTAGTTAGTCCACAGGCCGTTAGCAGATGGTCAAGTTTCCAACCACCGAAACTGCCAAACATGTCTGTGTGTAAATACAGCACCGCATTGGGCTTATCTTTCGCAAACAAAGCAAAAGCAAGAAACGCCTCAGCCACCGCTTTACGATGAATCGCGCCGCTGGCTTTATTTGCGAAATTCATGCCAACCAAGAAAGTATCTGCATCGATGCCCATGTACTCGCGAACATCCAAATCGCCAAGATAGAAAGTCGGTGTAAATACCGGCTCAACAGCGTGCGGAATGTACAAACTCTCAACACCGCGAATCTTCAGCTGCTCTTGACCCCAACGGCTCATCGCAATAGGCGTAACATTCGGGCGCTTGCACCAATCCAAAACCAGCGGCGGAATCGGATTGTGATCAATCGGTGTCCACGATGCAATGTTTAGATCGGCGTACTTATCGCCGCGCATAATCCAAACATCGTAAAGAGTGATGAGAGCGTTAGGTTGCTTGCCCTTTTCATTTTCTACTCTGGCCACATGATGCTGATGATTCAGCGGCGTAACATCCTGCGAGTAAGCCTCAGCACCTCGAGCGTACTCAGGCACTTCACCATACTCAGATTTCCAAGTGCCATTCACACCCTCGCGGCCATAGTTGCTCAACACCGCAACATCCAGGCCATCGCGAATCATGCGATTCAACACCTGATTGGATTGCACGCCATAACCAGTTGGCGCGGTTGGCGAATTAGAAAACCAAGAAACTGTACCTTTTAGCATTACTGCCCTCTCGCGTAGATGGGCTAATAATAGCAAAACCCTGCCGGAAAGATAGGGGGAATCCGGCAGGGCTTTACAAAAAAATTATGGCACAGAAACGCCACAAAATGCAACATAAAAGAAACGGCTCGGGAAATCCACGCGACCCCGAGCCGTTTCAGTTTAGATCTTCGAGATTAGCTTGCGCCACCCTTGAAGAATCCGATGTGGGTTGAATGCGTCAATGCGCCATCGCATCTAATGAGGCCGCGATATGCGGTCACATCTGTATTAAATGCAAAGTCGGTAGAGCTGGCCACCTGTACGCCACCGGCGATTCTCGCCTTGAAACTCGGCAAATGCCCGAAAAGTACAGACTTTGCACCAGTCGCAACGGCTGGAATTGCAGGGTTTTCGTAAACCGGGTAGCCAAGCAACTGCGCTGGCTGACCGTTTACTGCGTTGTCCAGCCAGATGTAGTTTCCAGCACCGTCTTTCAACTTTCGAGCAGCAGCAAGACCAGACTTAGCCATCATGAAGCCGAGCCCTGGCAAAGTCCTAGCGCCGGATTCGATACCGTAAATCAAGTCGATCAGGTTTTCGTAAGTAGCAGCGCCACCAACACCAGTACCACCAGTAACAACTGAACCAGCAGCAGCGACCAACTTGTCGGTTAGTGCAGTGTTGGTCTGAACACCTAGTGAAGTACCTAGTTGCTGAGCGATGTAACCAGTGATGTCGAATCCTGCATCAGTAACCAACTCGTTTGCCAAGTTTACGATCGCGCCGTACTTGACTGCACCAAGAGTGATGCTTGAGAAAGTCGGGTTTGACTCTGCAACAGTGCCAGCTGCAGCAACTGAACCAGAGGTGCTGATTGCAGTAACAGTTGGCAATACTAGGTTTTCACCCGATGCAGTGTTGAACACCTCTGAAGTGGTAAGGATTGGGCCAACTTGGGTTGCAATCTGAAATACCTGGTCATAAAAGCTCGTTGGCACAGTCGCCGAGCTAGGTGTGAGCGGTGCGCGAGTTTCACGCATGAACTCGTATGAACGAGTTTCGCCGCGAGCAATCGCACGAAGAACCTCTGCATCGGTGTTAGCCGGTGCAACTTCAGGTGCGAATGATCCAGCAGCCTCAGCAGCCTCAGCTGAACGCTGGGCAACTTTCTGAGCAGTAGCAATAGCAGCATCGCGCTGCTCAATGTCTGCCTCGAGGCGGTCAATCTTTTGTGAGTCCTCAGCAGTAAGGCCGCCACGCTTTTCAGCGTCATCCAAAACTTCACGCATCTGTGAAATTAGGTTGTTGCGAACTTCAGCCTGACCCTTGATGAAATCAGACATGATTTCCTTTCAAATAGGTTAGATGAATTTTCTGCCGCGCTAACGCTGAACAGAGTTGGCCGCGCTAACGCTGAACCTAAGTAAAAGTTTAGCCACCGCAATATAACAGCGGAAAGAAAAACCCTCTCGGCAAAAGGGTAAAAAGCCGAGAGGGTAAAACTCGAATTATTAGCGAGTTTCTTTGGCCTCAGTAACCCGAACTTCTTTAGCCGGTACTGAAGAACCTTTTATGTCTTTCACTAGATCCGCAATCGCGCCAACTTCAGGCGCACCAGCAACCTCATTGATTACCTTTACAGCAATCTCAATTTCTTCTTTTGTGAACATCACATTTCCTTTAGTAGTAGATCGAGTTTCTTCTTCTTCAGCGCGAGTATGTCGCCCTGCACTTCTTGCACTTCTTCGGTCTTAGTAAGTTTTGCCACAACATCGGTAATGAGTGTCGCGTGGCTTTCTTCTAATTCCTCGCCCGACTCAAGGCGCATGAGAGCATCAGCCAACTGATCGGCATCGATGCCGGTAGATGCTGAGCGAACCGAGATTGTGCCAGCGGTAGCGGTATATGCCGGCCACGAAACCACACTCGTCTCGAAAAGTCTGACCGCCTCAAGAGTGCGAACCTCACCATTTGATGACCACGAATCCTTGATGACCGAGAAACCGAAACTCATCGAGTCAATCGTTTTCGAGCGAATCAGCTCGGCAACATCGCGGCCTCGAGTTGTGTTGGCTAGGGTAGCCTCGACGCGCAAACCAATCTCATCTTCAGTTAGGCGCAGCGTGCCACCGCGAACAGATGCCAACGGCTCACCAGCATCGTGATTCCACAACAGTTTGACCTCATTGCGCGACTGCAACGAACGCTTGAACGCGCCAGGCGCAATACGCTCGATGAATGAAAATCGGTAGCGTGAATGCGCTGCTCTTGCTTAGTAGTAGAACGGCCCTCAGACTCGCCACCCTCAAGCTGGGCTTTGATGCGAAACGCAACATCGACCCACTTTGAACGAACATCTGCAGTCATAGTTTCTCTTTCTTCATCTGCCCTAATTCTAGCAACCACGCTCTCGGCGTAAGCCAAAGTGCGCTCGGCTGCACGCTTAGATGGGCCTGAACCCCAAAGCAAATGTGCAACCACGCCAGCACTCGGATAGTTATCTGAACTCGGGTCTGCATCCGGTGAATCCAAGTCGCCCAAGTGTCGAGCGATCCAGGCAGCGATGCGAATCCACTTATCATCAGACACAGTGCCATTGGCCATCTGCCTAGCCTCATCAACTGTGCGATCTACCAAACCATCGCCAGCCAAACCATCGGCGTAATACTCGAGGCCGCGCCTGGCAGCCGCACGCATGTACGCTGGCGCATCCTGATTTACCGCACGCTCATCAAGCTCATCTTCATCGCCAAAAACTTCTGGCTCAGCAATGCGAGTCAAATCGGCAACAGGCACAGTGCTAATCAAAACTGACTCAACAAAGAAACCACCCATATCTTCATAAATCTTTACCTGAGCAGTTTCGCCATCAACCGAATAAATCTCACCAGTCAAAGTTTCGCCATCAACAACCCAAGTCACATAATCGCCAACTAGCAAACTGCCAACAGCGGCGCGCTCACCCTCAAACGGCTCATCAGTTGAGATAGAAACGGCAACAGCCTGATCGATTGCAGATTGCTTGCTTGGATGGCAACCAAGTATCTCGCCAGCCTCATCAATTACGGCCCAGCCAGCTTTACAACCCTCGCGGTCTTTAGCAATGAAATACGGCATTAGACGGGAATCCTTAGATAACTAACAACATGGCCGGCGGTGTCCGAAACCATCCACAAAGATTGGCCTGGAAAAATCAGGAAATCTTGAACGCTTGATTTGTCGATGCCGAAACCATTAGCGATAGTCACATTGCCATTGCCAACATAAAGAGTTTTAGTTGATTCTTCATTGTGAATGTAAATGCGAATAGGCGAAACACCTAAACCATCTACCTGCACAGGTGTTGTGCCAACAGTGATGCGCCCTGATTCGATTGGCAGAGTCATTAGTAAACCGCCGTTGGATCTTCAGGGTCAATCATCGCTACCGGCTGCAGCTGAGTCGATGGAACGCCTGTGTGAGCAATCTCAGGCAAGTTGAGAGCAGACAGAGTTTCTTCAGGGCTGAAACCAACCTGGATAAGCATCTGCGCCATCTTCACGCGCTTTTCTTGCTCGATAACAGCGGTCTGTGCCAAGTCAATGTTGGCTAGTGGCACTCTGAACTGATCGCCATCGGCAACTGGTGTTAGATCTTCGAGGCGGCGCACATCGTTTACAGACATGAAACCAGCCTGAGTACCGATACTGTATGAAGTCATGCGCGACTGCAAATCGCCACGCAACAGCGCATTGAAGTTGAACTTGATGAACGCCGATGGCGATGGTAGCAACTTGCTATAACTCCACTCGATTTTCTCGAGTATTGGCCTAAGCGTATGACTTATGAACTGCAATCCATTCTGCTCGACAGACGCGAAACTGTTAGAGCCTGGCACATCCATCATGTGCAACGGAATGTTGAACGCGCGAGCAATTTCCTCAACCGCAAACCTGCGCGAATCCAAGAACTGAGCCTGGTCATTAGGCACGCTAGTCGGGTTGTATTTTGCGCCACCCGACAACACACCAGTTTTGTGAGCTTTACGCCAACCACGATGGCGAGAGTCGAAACCATCAACCAAATTCTTGGCTTGCTCAGCGGTTAGAGCGCCCGGAAACTCGATAACGCCCTGAGTAGTTGCGCCCTGCCCAAAGAATCGAGCTGCATAGGCTTGCAACGCGGTAGCAACACCCAAAGCATCTTTCAGATTGTTTACGCGCGAGATGCCAACCAAAGAGCCAGGCTCGGCCAAGTCAATGATGTGAATAACCTCAT